TGTAGACCCTAACAATTTCAGGTAGGTTGTCATACACTTCTTTTTCTTTGTCATTCATCATCAGTTGTGGCTCACTAAACTCTAAGGTCATTAGTTCAATCCAAGTGTCTAAGTTCTCATAGACACATTCTGTGTCTTGCCATATCCATGAAATCACATCCCAGTATTCTTGTTTTGTTGGATTCCACCATGAACGCAATATAGACATAACCATTGGAACTCTATAGGGTCTTTCTATTATATTCATAAAAGCATTAATGTCTTTTTCTTCGGTATATTTTCTTATGTACTCTTTCTTTGACTTATAGCTTTTATTTGCTAAATCGTTTAGATGTGCATGTGATGTGTAAGTTCCAACATACAAAGGATGGTGTATCATTTCCATACCACTATTTAGTTTTACTATATGTTTTTTTAGATCTTTGTGGAGTTCTATGTTTTTCATTTTATGCCCTTCATTTTATATTTCATTTAATAACTTTATGAAGTATAATCCAAATTGGGTTTCAATACAATAAGTAATATATAAAAGGTAAAGGTATGAAATTAAAAGAATATTTAAACACTAACAATCTTACACAAGATAAATTCATAAACGAAATGGAAAAGGAAACTGGGCATAGATTATCGCAAGGTGGTCTTTCTAAATACATCCTAGAATCTCGTATACCAAGAAAAGCAGAGATGGTTGCTATTCATGAATATACAAAAGGCAAAGTAGAACCTAACGACTTTTATTTAGGTTAACCAATTTTTAAATCATCATACCAATTAGAAGTATCATCTGAAATAGATTTAATAGGTGCTACTTCCTGCATCTCATATTCTTCAAAATCAAGATAGCGTTTTTGTGATAACCAAGTAGAACAATGAGGAATGTATTTCTTATCCATCTGCTTGACCTGAATATCATTTAAAAACCTATTAAGCATTTCAACTAATTTATCTTGATCATATTTCTTGATAACTAATTTGTATCTTGTTTCTGCTAATGCCTTCTTTTCTTTTCTAGGGTAGATTGACCAAAAGTTTTTAAAGTCATACTTATATTCTTTCGTATCATCTTTAGTTTTATCTTTAGTATTGGGGGGTGTGGAGACCCTTAGGGTAGGGGTGTCCAGTACAGGGGGGGTGGGGGTCTGTAGACCCATAGGGTCTGTATTCTCTGATTTAAGTGTAAGAAAGTAACGATTAGATGTATTACCACCATCAGCCTTGTATCTTGTTTGAATCTTTAATAGACCCAGTGCTTCAAACTCTTTTACTATCCTAGCAATATGTTTTGGGTCTTTTAGACCTGCAAGTTTTGCTATATGGGAATAACTGGGATAGCAACTGTTCTCATCATCACAGTAGTTGGCTAGTAGTATTAGTATTAATCTCTTGGTTGGTGTTTGACCTTCAAACTGAATCTTTAGTGCTTTGTTTAGACATTCAATGGACATTGTTTTCCTCTCTTTGTTTTTTATCTTGGGTTAGACAAGATACTGCTAATCAAAAATCAAGTCAATACAATTTGTACTATTTGATTAATAAGTCTTTAATATATTCTTCTGCTTGTTTCCATCCTGAGTTAAACAAGGTTTCTTCTGAACCCTCATACTCAACATACATATCCCCATACCAATAACTAACACATAAGGTTTCATGTTCTCTCATTAAATTTTTAACTCTCTGTTTTGCAGATACTCTTTTCTTTTTTACAGGAACTTTAATTGGTTCAGTAGAAACATCTTCAAATGGCTTATGTCTTTTACTTAGTCTTTTTCTACAAGTGGTTCTTTCAAAATCTCTAAAATCAACTTTTGCATCATTCAAACTTGTAACCAAATCTTTTATATTTGGTTGTTGAGGATGTAAATGATGAAGTAACATACAGAACTCAGCAACAAACCACCCATTATGATCGTCATCAGATAAACAATGTGCGTACTCATGAAGTAGAACTGAATAAGACCTACCCCATTGGTTTCTAATCATTATCTCATTGCGATTAAATGCATAACAGCTTCCATGACCATTTCTAAATCTTAACTTTACCCTTCTTCTAAATATCTTATTTAATCTTTTGATTACTTGATGACATTGTTCTTGGGTTAAGTAACTTGTCTTAATCATCCATGACTGAGAATCTTCCCAGTCATAGACTTTTTGTTTTTGAGAATCACGCACAAGCTGACTCCATAACCCTATAGCTTTTGCATTCTAAGATTTCATTCCACCTTGACCTTTTAATCTTAGTCCACTGGTTCTGTGCAAATGGATTCAGATAAGCAGGTCTCAACTTAACCCACTTATGACCAACACATCCTATCTGAAACAAGTGATATCCATGAGATAGTCTATTTGCTCTACTAGGGTCATTGTAGAACTGAACTATATCTCTAGGTTTCTTTGCTTCCTTATGTAAAGGCAATGCCTTAAATTTAGGTCTCTTTTGTTTAGATTTCTTCATTTTATTCTCCTTTTTTCAATTTATAAAAATCTGTTCTAATACCTATTGTAACACATTATTCCATTTTGGTGTAAATTATTTTACTCTTCAGTTTTACGAATTGGATTATTTTGTGATAATATCCGATATGTAATGACTAAAAAATCAACAAAGACTAAGTTAACTGAAGAACTCAAAACAATCTTGAGGACAGAGTTTGTGCAGGGTATAGAATCAGAGACTGGTGAGAGACAGCATTATTCCATAGAAGATTTAATCAAAAAATATAATGTAGCTTCTGCAACTCTCTACAGGGCATCACAATCAGAAGGTTGGAAAGCACTAAGAGAACAATACAATATAGAACTACAAGAACAAATAAATGCAGAAAGACAAAAACGAACAGCAAAAGAATCAGTTAGATTTGATGATAAGTTACTAACTAAAGCTAATGAAGTAATAGATCAAATAAGTTATTACTTGCTTATGAATGAAGAATCAATGAATGAAAAAACAACTCCTATTCAACCCAATCAATTCTTAGCATTAACCAATTCTTTATTGGCAGCTCAGAAGCTAGGTAAAATTGCAATGGGAGAAATAACTGAGAATATAAATGTCAACTCAACGATTAAAGAAGCAGATGCCTTCAACAGAATTATGGAATTACTGGACACTGTTAAATCAGAACGCCTTAACAGCGACAGCGAATCATTACACTGATTGGCTAAAAAATGCTCGTAAAAAACAACTTGCTCCTGAAGGAGAATATCTTATATGGCTCGTTATGGCGGGGAGAGGTTTTGGTAAAACAAGATGTGGTGCTGAAGACATAGCTTTGTATGCTATGCGTAATCCAAATGTTCAATGTGCTGTAGTTGCTCCGACTCATGGTGATTTAAGGCGTGTTTGTTTTGGTGGAGAAAGTGGATTGCTTAGTGTCATACCAAAAGAATGTTTTTTAAAATCTAATGATCAAAAAGGTTATTCATCAAGTGTTAGTGAAATAAGATTATGGAATGGTTCTAAGATAACTGGATATGCAGCACAAGAACCTGAAAGACTTAGAGGACCACAATACCATAGAGCATGGTGTGATGAGGTTGCTTCTTGGAGATACCCTGAAGCCTTTGACCAGTTGATGTTTGGATTAAGGCTTGGAGATAATCCTCAATGTGTAATAACAACAACACCTAAACCTAACAAGTTAATTAAAGATTTAGTATCAAGAGAAGACTGTCGTGTTACTACTGGTTCTACATTTGAGAATGAAGCAAATCTAGCTAAGTCTGCATTAAAGATGTTGAAGGAAAGATATGAAGGTACAAACTTAGGTAGACAAGAATTATATGCAGAAATCATAGAAGCATTTGAGGGTGCTTTGTGGAATCCTGCTTTGATTGATGAAGCTAGAATTGATGAAGATAAAGACTTACAACAAATCATAGTAGCTGTTGACCCTGCTGTAACTGCTAATGCAAATTCTGATGAAACAGGTATAGTAGTAGTAGGCAAGGATTATAATAATCATTTTTATGTCTTAGAGGACTTATCAGGGAGACATCCTCCTGATAAATGGGGTAGAATAGCTATTAACGCTTTCTATGAATGGGAAGCAGATAGAATAGTAGCTGAAGTGAACAATGGTGGCGATTTGGTAGAAAGGCTTATTAGGAATATAGACAACAATGTTTCTTATAGAAGTGTAAGAGCAACAAGAGGTAAGATTCTAAGAGCAGAACCAATCGCAGCTTTGTATGAACAAAGGAGAGTGCATCACATGGATGTGTTTTCAGAGTTAGAACAGCAAATGTGCAGTTATACTGGCGAGACAAATAGTTCACCTGATAGATTAGATGCTTTAGTATGGGGATTAACCGAATTGAGCAAGTCTAAAGGACAAGTAAACTGGAGAATAAGCTGATGGCAGAACAAACATTTTTTCAAAGGTTATTTAATAATAAACCTACAGAACAAAAAAATTCAAACATGATGGGCTACTTTGGGGTCGGTACTGAAGAAGCAAAGACCTACAAGTATCAAGACTTAGCAAAGGAAGGATATTTAAAGAATGCAATTGTTTACAGATGTGTAAATGAAATATCTAAAGGTGCAAGTGCTGTACCTTTTATTGTAAAAGCAGGAGATCAGATAATTGAACAACACCCACTTATTGACCTACTTAATAGACCCAATCCTTTACAATCCTACTCAGAGTTTTTTAACTCCTTATTTGGTTATGTGCTTCTTAGTGGTAATGCTTACATCCTTAAAGTAGGTGGTGTCACAGGTACGCCAAAAGAACTACATCAATTAAGACCTGACAGAATCAATATTAAGGGAAGCGGAACTGCTATTCCTGATAAGTATGAATATGTCATCAATGGTAGGATTCAACATACATATGAAGTTGACCAAGACAATGGATTTAGTGAAGTCAAACATGTAAAACTATGGAATCCACTTGATGATTATTATGGGTTAAGCCCAATGAGTGCTGCTGCTATTGAGGTTGATCAGTTCAATATGGCAAGTAAACACAATGTCAATCTATTACAGAATGGTGCAAGACCAAGTGGTGCTGTCATATTTAAACCACAGGATGATGCAGGGTTTGCTGTAAACCTGACAGAATCACAAAGACAACAATTACTCACTGACCTTAATAACAGATTTAGTGGAGCTGGTAATGCTGGTAGACCAATGTTGCTTGAAGGTGACTTTGATTGGAAAGAGATGGGACTTAGTCCAAAAGATATGGATTTCCATGCATTAAAGAATATGGCAACCACTGATATAGCATTATGTTTTGGCGTTCCAAGTCAATTAGTTGGTGTTCCTGATTCGCAGACTTATTCTAATGTAGCTGAAGCAAGACTTGCTTTATATGAAGAAACAATTATCCCACATTTAAGAAAGATATCATCAGACCTGAATGAGTGGTTAGTGCCAATGTTTGATGAAAGACTGTCTATTGAATTTGATATTGATTCTATACCTGCATTAGCTGAAAGAAAAAAGAAGACGTATGAGAATGTAACATCAGCAGTTCGTGAAGGGATTATGACAAGAAACGAAGCTAGAAAGATTATTGGATTAGAACCAGTACAAGGTGCAGATGAATTATATGTTTCAGCAACTCTATTCCCAATCGGTGATGGTGAAGTTGAAAAACCTAAGAATCCAATCAATGAAGAAGATTTAGAAGATTATGATAATGATGATGAGGTTGATAAAGAGATAGACTTTTTACTTCAAGAAGAAAAAGCATTATCTGATATCAATACAGTACCTACCAGTGAAATGGCAGAAGAAGCTAAGAGAGGGCTTGAACTTAGAAAAAAGTTCAATAGGGGTGGCACTGCTGTCGGTGTTGCTCGTGCAAATCAATTAGTAGCAAAAGAAAGACTATCTATATCTACAGTCAAAAGAATGTACAGTTTTTTCAGCAGACATGAAGTAGATAAAAGAGCTGAAGGTTTTAGACAAGGCGAAGAAGGATATCCAAGTGCAGGAAAGATAGCTTGGTTGCTTTGGGGTGGTGATTCAGGCTTTGCATGGTCAAAAAGAAAACGCCAACAAATAATCACAGAAGAAGATAAAGAGTTTGCATTACAAGAACATATAGAAAGCAAAGAAGATGAAAAGGCTTTATCAGG